ATACTGCTTTTGTATTGTTGCTTTCACCAGCAGAATTTGCAAAGTATCTAGGTGTATCAGAACCAGACCAGTATGCATCAATAGCATTAGCCATAAACATCGTAGTAAATCTAATAGGGAATATGACTTCCGATTTTACAACATTATCTTGTCCACCAAACCCCCACTGGATAGTAAATCCGTTTGCAAATTTAACATATCCTGCATTAGCATTAAGTTTAGATGCTACAATAGCACCTTGTCCTAATAGACTTTTTAGCGTTGATAAATTAAGCACTTTATTAGTATCACTATCATTATAATTAGATGTGATAAATTCAATTATTTTAGATGTATTATCACCTTTAATGAATGACATGCCAGCATTAGTTTTATTTACATCTTTGAAATAGCCACCAGATGTAATTGAAACATATCTATCCAGTTCGCCTTTAGTAACAAATGTACTATCTGACATATTAATTGTAATGTTTTTAGCATTACCAATTACTGTTCTGATTTTATAAATTTCACTATCAATTGGTGTTGTCTTGTCTGGAACATACCCTACATTGTTCCCACCATTTGTATAGCTATATAACATTTCTGTTTTGCCATCAACTTTTGCATATAGACCAACTTCACGAGGGAAGAAGCCTACATTTAAAGTATTGTTTGATAACGTAGCAGTAATTAAATATTGGCCGTTACCCTCATTTACACCGCTTGTTACTGGCAGTTCCATCTTAGGAGAAATTACAGAAGTCATATCATTAAAATTACGACCTGTAGCATCTCCATCACCTACTACTACACGTGTAAATATTAAATTCTTACGTGTAGCAACACTTTCAGCAATCATTGCCAAACCATTTTTAGTTACCACATTCTGTGGATATTGACTAGGCATTATATACCCCCTTAACAATTAATATGATTAATTACATTAGCCTTAGTAATGTATACACCAGCCACTATAGATGCATCATCTAACGCAGAATTGAAACCTACCATAGGATTGATTGTAGTTGTTTCAAATGTTGTAACAATACCGCCAGCATAAAGTTCAGTATCAACGCTATGCACATCATTAATACTTAACCCAATATGTGATGGTTTAACCACAGTTAAGTTGCTTCTTATTTGCGGTATAGCGTACACAAAGGATGAGTTATTAAACTCTAGCTTTAATACTCCATCTTCAAACTGAACATCTACATCATCAAGAACGAATGTTTTAACGATTGCCCTAATTCTATCTAGTGTACACTTGCCATTGTTGTTCCATAGCATTTGCACAATGGCTCTGCGTTGTTCAATTGAGCCATCACCTTTGATACCTAAATCTTTTTCGTAAACTTTTAACCCTCGTTCACCTACCGCATCAAAGAAGCCATTATCTAGCAATACATCTAGTAGTTCATCTATATCTTGCAGTTGTAACCCAGCTGCTTGATATAGTTCACGAACCCATGGATCATTACGATACATCTTATTAATGGCTTTTAATGCATACTCTTTGAAATCTGTATTAGTCATTTAAAGCCACACTAACTGTACCTAATACGGCAACTTGTTCATTTGTTAGATTGATTTTAGTTGTCTGCCCATTTACAGTTACACTTTCATAATCAGTAACACCAGCATTATCAATGATGATGTTACTAATCTGTGCAACTGATACATAGTTTTGTTTAAAGGCTATCTTCTTTAGGTAAGCGGTTACCGCTTCAGTAATGTCATTTGTAATAGTGGATTTAGTAGCCGTTGTAGTGTGTTGTACACCTCTAGCATCAATATTGATTGGCACTTCTGAAGCACTAACAACAGTACAATGTGCCCCTATAGGTGCTTGTCCATCACCAATACCTTTGCTTTCTGGGTCTATGTAATCTTGTACCCTTTTAACTAAATCAGTACTAGCAGCCTTCCTGTCAGAGTTAATTATGATAACTTTAACAGTATTGTTGCCATTCCATAAGCCTATTACATTAGCTTCGCCTACACCTTCGACTTCTTTGGCCCATTGCTTATAGTGGTAATCATTGCCACTCGTAGCTGGCTCACGAAGTTCCTCATAGTATCTTTCACGCAAATCATCATCTGCTTCTTCATCTTCACCGCCTTTAGCCGCATCATCATTTATTACTGCGTTAATGCCAGCCAAGGTAATTGGCATTTGTGTGATGCTTCCTTTAGGTACATTTCCTACTGCACCAGCCTTAGTGCATCGTATTTTGATAATTGAGTTATTTACTACATCCTTATTTTCTAGACTTGCATATTGAATGCCGCTTTCGCTTTCAAAGAGATCCCCTTCATGAATTGTTCCGTTTCCGTCAACAATTCGTAAATTACACACCGATTTGGTGGCTACTTTTCGTTGTGTTCCTTTTCGTTGGAATACTACCCTAGTAAGTTCATCCCCAGTTAAATTGTCTACATTCTGTTTTCTCTCAATCTCCTCTGCTTTCTTCCATAATTCAAGCAATGCAAAGGCTTCACCCCTTGTAATGTCATATGTAGGGAACCCCTCTGTCTTTTGGTAGGTATCATCTATGTTACTAAGCATAGTATTGTGTATTGTATCTACACTATAATTGGAACTCATGTTCTATCTTCACCTCCTCACCTGTATTTGTCACCACTGTAAAATAAAAAATACCTGCATTGAATTGCCAATCTTTGACAACTACCACGCAAGGTACTTTATTCATGATGCCCTCTGTAATTCTTCTTTTAATTTCAGATACTTTATATGCCCTTGGCAATCGGTATCCTAATAGTTTAGTTAAGTCTAATCCGAAGCTATCACTATAAATTAAGTATTTTTTCATCTCTGTTCTTATGAATAACTCAATCCATTGCTTTATAGCTTCTATTTGTGTATCCTCAACATTCTTACCGTCCTCAAATACAAAGCGGTGTGTCTTATAGTCAAACTTAAATGACCTTCCTACTTTCTTCTGCGCATTAGTGGCGGTTGCTGTTGATTGAATTGAATTTGTAAATTCATAGTCTGTGGGAAACATCATACACCTTCCTTGACTATATCAACAATGAAAAAGTGCTGTTCATTTTCATCTGGTATGACTAGCACTTTATCCCCTGTTTTCCATAGTTCATTCAATACTATTTTTCCTTCCCCTTGTGCTTCATAATCAGTTTTTGGTCCTGCAGGGCATCCTTGATGTGTTATTTTCCCACTATGCCTATAAGAGTATGTTGTAATATGGTGAATTAATTGAAAACAGACATACCCATTTGAAGCATCAATCATAAATTTACCGTCTTTGATTGCTACTTTCCAAGGTGATGTACTTACTACTTCGCCAAGAACTGCCCCAATCCTCACTGGGTTGTTGCGTTCTTTCAAAGCGGCAGCAATTTGACCGTGCCACTCTTCCATTATTTCACCTCCTAAGACATTCTTATTACTTTAGTAGGTGCTTCGTTATTATGCCAAGCATAATTTGCATCTGAATAAAACATTGCATGGCCTGCACTGCTACTATTCCCAAATGCACCCCCTGCACCGTCTGAAATAACTACATGATCATTGTTGCCATATACTAAAATATCCCCTTTATTAGCATATCCATTAAAGGCTTCAACTTTATACCCTGCATTTTGTGCATTTCCTACAAGTGTATCAACATTGGCTACACCAATATCTGCTTGTTGTTTTAAAAATGGATTGTAGTATGAGCCTGTATTTACTACTACATCTACACATCCATTATCTCTATACACACTTTCATAACCATTCATAGCTTGCATGCCAGCATCCACTTGCTTAGCATCTGCCCCACCTACGCTATTACTGCTGGCTACTGTAGTTGTTGCTTGTGTATAACTGCTTGTATCAAGTTCTGCTTGCACCCTTTTTAAATCTAATGTCATTGTGTGATTAACCCCATAATTATGTTTGCAGTTAGTTACTAAGAATTTATCATGAATATCAACTGTGTAATCATCAATAATAATAATCCTACCACTGCGCACCGCATCATCACCTAAAAGCGTTAAGTTTAAGTTTTCCTTAATCTTATTGCTTTCTTGAATTGTTTTCTTGGCAATTTGTGCTGTTTGCGCTGATTTTTTATCATCAACTTTAACAATTTTCTTAATCAAGCCATACTTCTTAATACTTTCATCATCTTGAATAGTCGATTTAACAGACTTACTTTTTTCTTTGCTTGAAATAACTAGAACTGAATTTCTCATGTCCTCCATAGATAGATCACGTGAATAGTTATTTATTGGTTGAGTAATAACCTTATCCAATACCAATTCCTTATAATCTTCTACGTGGACTTTCCCCTCTCTATATTCCAATCTGTATTTGTAACCTGTTTCTTCTGTTGCTTGCTTAATAATGTCCTTTATTACATCTGATACAGGTTGACCTTGATATATTTTCTTTATCTTCGTCTTTATATCAGCTACATTTCCTAATGGGACATTATTCTCACTGCATACCGCTTTAATTGCATCTAGTCCACTAACCCCATTGAACTGAATTTCTATTTCTGATTTATTCAGATAGAAGCAATAATCAAAGCATGTATATGTGTATTTATTTGTTCCACTTTGTTTCTCTGTCACTATGATGCCTTGGAATACAATTTCTTCCTTTGGTTCTTCATTAAGTGTCATAGTAGCACTTTTATTATTGTTACTAACTTGATTTGAAAATTCAATTTTCCCACCAATTGCTAGTCTTTGGTTCATCATATTGAAATCAAATGGATTGTCAACTAAATCAAATGTAAATTCTTGCCCTAGCGTGTCAATTCCGTCTGACCGTTGATAGTTATTTGTATAGGCAGTAATTTCACGTGTTTCTGTTACTTCTTTACCGTCTTTTCCTTTTGTAGTATTGGTATATTGTAGCTTCATTTCTTAACCGCCTTACTATCAGTGGCCTTTGTTTCTGTTGACTTATTCTCTCCGCCTGTTGCAGATTGAGTAGTAGTAGATGTGTTAGTGTATACATATTCTTCAATTCCTATAGTAGCTTTAATATCTCCTACTTTGTCATAAGAATATGATAGATCATTCACTACACATGGCATATTTAACAGTTCATTTCCGTCTGATTGGATAATACATATCCGCATCACGGCCTTCATCTGTCTTTGCGCTTGGAAGAATTGCAGTACTTGTAATCCGTCTGTTCCATTACCACGAATAAATGAGTAGTCTTTATTCACAGGTAAAAGGATATTATCAAGTGTAAGTGTCCTTAATCCTAATGGCCCAATTAACTTAATATCTCCTCTTAATCCTGCAAATGTTTCATTTGTTTGTGGCTCATTTATTGTTGGTAATGGATTTGGAACCACTGGCAATGTAATATATTCATCTGTTAATTCAGAATGAAATACAATATCTGTTGTTGGTTTTCGTTCAGCGTAATCTAAGATTTTACCTACTAAACCATGTGATATTTTATCAGCAAATCTTGTAGCACGTGTTACTGCAAGTTTTTGTAATTCTGCTTGCTTTGCATGTAATCGTTGTGTCATTACTTGCTTAGCATTATCTTGAAAACCCATTTCACACCTCCTACATATTGCCCATTGCTAACATTATTTTATTGCTTATGTGATTACCGCATGCATCCATAAACTCTTCATTGCCAATCACATTCCCTTGCACTGTTACATTAACAGTAACATTTCCTCTGTTATTAGCTAATTGGCGCATACTTTCATCATGTGGTATTACCTGTGAGCCATTAGGTAAATTTATAATCTCGCCACGTTGATTTTCATTAACGTATGTTGCGCCACCTTTCCAATACTCTGTGCCAGTTGCATTATTTCCTGCTGTAACTCGGCCTACAGTATTGTTATATAGCCATGCTCCACCTTCTTTAATGGCATCTATTTTCTCGCCTGCCCATTGAAGCTTATCTTGTACCCAGCCAAGCACCCCTTCTGCCACAGACTTGATTACACTAAAATATCCTGTGAAGATTTGTACCAATCCACTAAATGCCATATCCCAGTTTCCTGTGAATACACCTGTTAAGAATGTAATAATCCCATTGAATATTTGTTGTACTCCGTCCAATATTGGCGCCATGATTTGCATAAAGCTATTGTACAAAGATGTTACTAACTGAACTACATAATTCACAAATGCCATGCATCCATTTACAATGTTATCCCACATTTCTGTAGCAAAGCTTGAAATTGCATCCCATACAGCTAATGCCACTTCTTTAACTGTTTCCCAGTTATAAATTAGCAATGCAATAACTGCTATTACTGCATATAAAGCAAATAACATTGGATTTGCAAGCATAAGCATATTTAAAATTCTAACTACTTTAATAACAGTTGAAAATGCAGTTACTAGCGCACTAATTATTGGAATTACCTTAGCAATTACATTAAACGCAATAAAGCCTACTGCTAAAGCCTTAATTACTGGCAACATAAACCCTAAGTTTTCTGTACACCATTTAATTATGCTCCCTACTGTAGCTAATACCCCTTTTACAACATTCATTGCTTCTGTTAGGTTACTCTTAATTGTTTCTTTGTTTTCTGTAATCACTTGAGCAATCCAAGTAAATGCACCACTAAATGTATTAAATATATCTTGTATTACAGGTGCCACTATTGGCATGATTGTACTTACCATGTCAATAAATGCTTTTTGCATTGGTAATAACCCCTTACCAATGGTAGCCATAAGTGCAGCCTGTTGATTTTTCATTCTTTTTAATTGTCCGTCTGGAGTATTTGCCAAGATTTCATTTTGTTTGGAGAATGTTCCATTAACAATTTCATTGATTGTTGCCAATCTTTCTGCTTCTGTACCATTCTTAATGATCTCTTTTTGTGCTTCCGTAAGTGGTATTTTCATCTTATTCAAGCCTGCAATATCACCATTAAATGCACGGCCAATTGCTTGTGAAGCTATCTGTGCATCTTCTGCGGTTGCATTAATACCAAATTTACCAGCTACAAGGTTAGTTAAGGCTTCTGATAATCCATCTACCTTATCTACAGGAACATTCCATTTATTCAATTCTTGATAGCCTGCACGAATAGTGCCAGCAGAGATTACCCCTACTTTTCCCCATTTAGCAGCATAATCATTTAACTGCTTTTGTGCTGCATCTAAGGAAGCAGCAGATTTATCATACAAGGAATTGTTATTAGCCAAGCTATTACGCAATAATGTTTGTGATAACTCTGCACTTTTTGCAGTTTCTAGTGCTTTCTTCCCATATTCAACAATAGCGCCTACACTTGCAAATGCACCTAGTCCAGACATTGCAAGGCCCATTTTGCCAATACTTCCTGCTATGCCTAAGAATTTATTATTAATGCCATTACCAAACCCAGTTAGCTTGTTCTTCATAGCAGAAATTTTTCTTTCAGTATCCTTTGAAGTATCTCCTACTTTTTTCATTGGAGCTGTAAATTTATCTTTCAAGCTAAGCAAGACATTAATGCTTTTAGCCATTATTGCTCCTTTCTATATCTTCCATATCCATTTCAAAACATGCTAAATAGAATGTTCTTTCCAATGGATCTAGTTCAAGTAGTGAGGATAATGTATGCCCCTTACGCATATAGTAGCGGAACATAGTTAGTTCCCTGTCCGCTCCTATTGCTTTTTTACTTCGTCAACTGGATTTGCAATGCCATACATTTCTAAAATAGCTTCGCCCAATGCAGTAATATCTTCAACACTATCATTTAATACTTTGTATACTACATCTGTAGGCTCTGCACACTCATATTTAGCTTGTAGTTCTTTATTTTTAAATAATGGAACACATGCATAGATGAGTTGGGCCATTGCATCCATTACCACAGATAAAGATGCATCTGCTTTGATTTCATCCATAATGCGTAATACAGTCGGTAGTGGTTGATGAATTACAGTTAGTTCCCCACCTAATCCCTTAACATATACATCTTTGGATTGAAAACCCTCGTTCATGGTTCTATTTAGCAAATCTTCTAGTTGTACTTTAGCCATTATATTATCCTCCTAATGAAAAAATAAAAGGCGGTACACTCGCACCGCCTTATTAAAATTAAAGAATATAGTCTAGGTAGTTATAATCAGCAAATTTGAATGGATAACTTTCCTCTTGCACTTTTTTATTTTCAAATGCATGTGTCAATTCATCTAATGTAACCCCTGTTAATTCGATACGTTCAGCACCGTTTACATCTGGATCAGTTACTTTAGACACAATCTTAATGTCTGGAACGCTGCCATTTTTAATTTTGCCTGCAATTTTTTGTGCAACACGGCTATCAATTTTGTGAAGTACTAGCGTGCCAGCACCTTCAAAACCTACTAAGCGTTGATGAACTCCCATTTCTCCGTTAATGTCTACAGCTTCATATTTAAGAGAAATCTTAGCTTCAAAGCTTTTAACATTAGCAAATAGTTCACCGTCAATCCATACTTTACCAAACTGACCGCGCAAAATTTGATTATGAATTTCTTTATTGGCCATAATTTACCCCCTATTCCATTGTGATTTGGAAGGATAAATCTTCCATTGCATCAAGAATTTTAATTTTAGCAGCAAGGTATACTGTAGATTTGAAAGACATCTTTTTAACCTTATCTTCATCCCAGTCCTCTGCTTCTGTTTTACCTACAGATAGCCAAGCTTGACGTTGATTTTCAACATCAACATAAGCATGATTATCATACTCTGGATCTAATACTTCGCCATTAACTACTTTCGTTAAAGATTTGAAATAGGAGTTCACAGAAGAAATAAATAGATATTGGTTGTCCAAGTGGTTTTTATATTTGCCCACATAGTATTTCTTAAATGTGGAATATAAATCCTCAAGAATTAGGTCCATGCTTTCTACAATAATAATCTTGCGCATGTCCTCTGTATCTGTTGATGTGAATGTAGTCAATGTATTAACCCCACGGCCTACACGCACTACATTATCCTCATCATCATTGATAAGCAATAACCAGCCTTCATCAGTCCATTTATTTACATCTTTTTCACTTGTAATGTAGGAATTATCAACATAATCCAAATCTTCTAGTTCATAGTATGTAATGCTTCTATTCATCGGCAAATTAGCCAAAATTGCTGTAATTCGTGGTAAATAATCTGTCATTTTTACATTTGTGCCTGCTTCCGCATCAGCTTCATGTACATATTGACCTTTCATATTTACTACATGCTTATCATCAGCAACTGTAACATTTGCTACTACGCATTTAACTTTGCGCCCTTTAGAAATGACATTACGGCTTTTAGTGTAAGATACTAAATCTGTTTGCCATTCTGCTACAGGAGTACATGCCCAGTTATATTTAATTCTATCTAAGATTGGTTTTACATCTGTAAATGCAGTTGTTTTTGTTGGTACATGTAATACCACTACTTTATTTACATTTGTATAGAAACAGCGCTTTAACAATTTAATAGTTTCAACATTATATTTTTTATCAGTAATATCCGCTTCAAACTTAAAAACATCATAGCCTGCTGTTGTTTGTTTATCATCTTTAACAATGATCACTGCTGTGCCACGTTCAGAACGAAGCACTGCAGACACTGCCTTTTGAATAAAGACAATGTCAATGTTTGGTAAGCCAATTGCCATGTTTTACCTCTTTCTGCTTAACAAAAAAGCACCCACAATTGTGGATGCTATATATTTTCTGTGGACTTTTGTAATTGTCCATTGACTGCCAACTCTTCCATGTATGGTTTTTCTTCTTCTGGTCTGTTTTGATAAATTGTAATATCAAAATTAGTAATATAGGACATATCCGCTTTATTAATAGTTTCTACTATTTCATCTGCTGTAATGCTATATCCTTCAACTACTTCTATAGGATTGGCCAACATTTCACGCAAATTTTCACGTGCTTTTAATAAATTTAGGTATCCTATTTCACGTTTCTCATTGAAATAATAAATGTAGATGTTTAAAGTATCCCCTCTAAGAATAGTCCCTATATCCTCATTTTTAAAATCTACTACTTCAATGAAAAATGAAGGTCTATCAAATCCCTCTGATATATCCCTATCATTAACATCACATCCCAGTAGCTCCCTGCATCTTACTGTTAGCGCTTTAACAATGTCTACTGCTGTAACCACTATCAACCTAACCCCTTTTCATCTAGCATTTTATCTACGAACTCTTCCGCCATAGATTGATATTCAGACGGAAATGCCTTGGCCGTTTTACCCATAATATTTTTACCCCTTACAAATGCTTCCCCTGTATTACCAACTATAAGCTTAGGTTTTCCTTGTGATTTATGGCCAAGCATTACATGTCCATGTTCAACAAGCCATGCATGAGGTGCGGTATTCTTAACACGCACTTGCCACTCATCCTTGCCATATTTATATGCTCTATCACGTTTAAGGCCTTTTACAAGGTTCTTTGTGCCTTGCGTAGTACCTCTTTTATAGTTATTTCTGGCATTAGCTTTTAGCTTGTTGCCAGCACGTTGCAAGAAGTTTTTTGTATCCTTTGGGAAGTCTTTATTTGCTAAGTCCAATAATTCTTGCGTAAACTCGCTTAGGCCTTCCGTTTCAATATCAACACTCATTAGATTACTACCTCTGTAAATATCTCTAACCGTTCTTTATTAAGATACGGATCCATAACATATAAGATATTATACTTTTGACCTTCAATGATAAGCCACATATCTGGCTCAATATCATTTCTGTATCTGCAAATAATCTTATGTGTGGTTCTAGCTAATGTGGTTTCAGCTGTTCTACCGCTTAATAGTCCACCTGTTTGTGGAATTACCCCACAAAACATGTTACCTAAAACAGTATCAACTATTGGATATTGTCCCAGTTCGTTCATTACATCAGATTTTCTATTAGCATGTATTTCTGCTTCATGCTGCAGAAGTGTGCTTAGCCTACCCTTTCTGTACATATTGGTACCCCTCCATTAAATTCATAGAGTACTTATCCAATATAGCTTGCGTGGTAGGATTAATAATTGCATTTTCTACTGCGGTATATGTTCGATTGTCATAAAACTCTCCACATAATGCCATTACTGCCATTGCCATATCATCATACTCATCTAAGGCTTCTTTTGATAAGCCTGTATATGTAGCACAATATTCAACGGCAGCAGGTAGCACTATATCAAGAATAGGCTTACTTGCAGTGGTTACTTCCACACGTATATAGTTAGCTACAATTTCTATTGTCAGTTCACTAACTTTCATTATTTAATCCTCTGTATCTACCGCATCAGCTTCTTTTGCTTTGGCTCTCGTCTGTTTTACAGGTTCAATATATCCTGCTTGTAGCAAATCATTGGAAATTTCTTTATCTGTAATTTCAACGATGCTACCAAGTGGGGCAGATACTACCCCACTATAGCCAACTACAACTTTATATTTCATAAAGAGTTCCTTTATTATGCCATTGCTAATACTGCAATACGTTGTTCATCAACAATTTTCCCATCAATTTCAACGTATCCTGCAACACCTACTGCATATTGTGTAGCAAATTTTTCTTGTAGAATTTGGATTTCTGCGCTATCACCGCTAACTTTTGTTGCATAGCCTTTAAGGTCTGCATATACTGCTACTTTTGCTTTTGTTGCAATTTTTGGCATGTTGTCAGACTCAAACACAGGACGGCCCAATAATGTATAACCAAATCCGTTTGTAATGTCTTTATTCAACAAGTACTCACCTTGTGCATTTTTCAATTTTGCACATGCTTTAAATGTATCTGGGTTCATGATGAATACACCATTGCCACGGTAATTTTGAGGGATTGCAAATTGCAAATTAATTAGATCATCAGCAGTTAATGCAGCCGCTGCACCAGCTGTTACTTGTTGTCTTGCTTGCAACAAACCTTGAATTTTAGCACTACCATTAAGCATCTCATTGTCAAGGAATGTAACAATAGCTTCTGCCACTTTTGTAATTACATAATTAACAATGTCAAAGCCTGCATTATTAATCAAGGATTTAGATACTTTTGTAAGTACACCTACAACATTACCTTTCAATACTACAGATTTGAATTTATTTGTAGTGCTTTCTAGTTCTTGGAACTCACCCACATATGCGCATGTAGTTTTAGATGTAGCTTCATCTTCTACTACAAATGTTAAGTCCCCTTTTACATTGTAGAAATCAGATAGTTCAAGAATTGGCGCTACACGTTTAACTGTGGCAATAATTCTATCTGCAATTGTTGTAGGGATTACAGCGCCATTATCCCCTTTAGATAAATTTACATCGGCACGTGTTTCTACATCATTGAATGTTGTTTCACCTGTGCGCAAGAAATTAGCAAATGCACGTTCTTCTGCCATTGCCATTGCTTTTTCATCTGTATTAGCTGGTGTTTCATCATCAGATACAGACATTAAGGAGCGTTCTTCTTGTGCAAGCTTTAATGTTTTATCAATGTCTGCTACTTCTTTTTGTAGGCCTTCAAATGTTGTTGTTTCTTCTTCATTAAGCGCACGTGTTTCTTCGTCTGCTACTTTAACTAGATTATCCATTTGCATTACTAAATCATTACGTTTTTCAATCAATTTTTTGAAATTCTTCATATTACACTGTCCTCTTTTCTTGTAATAAAAAAGCACCCACACAAATGGATGCTAAGCTTTCATTTTATTTAAAATGTCATGATATTTTTTGTTGCTGGTTTCTTTCTTATCATCAGACTTACTACGTTCTTCAATATCATATTCTAATTTTCCTGTTGCGCTTTCATTGGATCTACATTCTAGCAAATCTTCTTCCGCATCAGAACGCACACTAATAGAAGTTGCAATGTATGCAGGATTTACTGACAAAATGCTAACTTCACTCATATCAATTTCTTTTAATGTGCGAATTTCTGGCATATTTTCCTGTTTTTCCCATTCATCTTCTAGCTTCTTAAATCCAAAGGACCAGCCTTTTAACTGTCTTTTCTCTGCTAGTTCTACAACTTCCGCATCAGTCACAGTTGCTTTTGCGTATAATCCTATGCTATCCTCACGCAATTCAAGCGAACCGTCTTTTTGGTCCCCTAATTTTTTGCGGTGATTAAAGCGCAATTCTACATTATTGTTCCGTTGTAATGCAGAATTAAATGCTCCTTGTGCTACTTTTTCAAGAAAATTACCTCTTACATCACGGATTGGCTTACTCAATCGTTCTGTTACATTTACATAACCCTCAATAGTGGCAGCGCCATTACGTACTTCAACTTTCACTATTCTCACCTCCTTTCTCTGCTTTTAATGTAGTCAAATCCCCAAATGCACCTGTATTTGGGGTGTAAACTTTCTTAGTTTTTGGGTAATAGAATACATTCGCTAAATTCATGCTCACAAAATCAATACCCATTGGTGATAAATCTTCACGCTTACGGATTTCATCAACATTAATCCAATTGCTTTCAAGTGCTGTTTTGTATGCGTTGAAGCGTGTCAACATATCGGCTTTTAATAAATCGTTCATGTCCAAGCTAAAATAGTAGCTTCCTTTTTCTTTTTCTAACAATAGGGATCTATTAATAGCTTCAATAAAGCAGTTTACTATTGGCATTATCGTTGTCTTAACAAAAATATTAAACGCTTTCTCATCTATAAAAGTTTTGTCCGTAAATCCAAATATTTTATAAATTAAGTCCGCATTTGTCTGCTTACTTTCATTAAGTTGATTTTCTACCGCTGTGCTATCCGCACTTTCAAATGTAATCCCTTTATTCAGTACTATTACATCACTTGTTCCAAGCTTAGAAGTCATATATCTCCAAGCTTTTTTTAGCGCTTCCAAGGCCTTTACAGTCAACCTTCCTTCCGATTTTAGGAAGCCTTTCCGTACACCTTTACTGATTACCCCATTCTCATATACAAGTGCATTGTACATGCTAGAAATATGCATGGCATTATCATCTAATAAGCCACGGCCATGAACTCCGTCACTACAATTTCTCACAGCACTCATAATGTTGAAGTTATCATAATAATTTCCATCAACCAAATAATATATTTGTCTATCAATTAGTTTCCCATTATCTAATAGGCTTACTCTATGTTTAGGCAAGTACTGTAATGACTCTGCATTGTTTCCATTCTTTCCAATATAACAATAGCAAGCCCCCTCCATAATTAGATCATTAATCATGGCTTGCTTTGTTTCATATGCCCCAAGAATAGAATTAGTTTCAATGTTTAACAGCTTAATCCGTTCATCATCTAATATTTCTGCAATTGTATTTCCTTCACGTTTATACATTCGTACAGGAATACCAGCAATAATCCCAGATATAAGAAATAATGCACTTGCTACTGCAGGCACAGATAAAGCTTGTTGCCTTGTTACTCGTGTAGTTGCATCATAGCTTGGAAGGTTTAAATCAATATCATCTGCAGTATCAATGTATGAGTTTTCATTTAATACTTGCTCTTCCCTAACTTCATATCCAAATAAACTTTTAACCCAACTCAATTTCTCACCTCCTTTCTACATTTGTACTACCCAATCTAATGCGCTATTTAGCATGTAGTTTTGGTGTAATAGATACATAGCATTAATCCCTGCTACTACCATATCAACCTTGCCCCTTGATTTCTTTTTATTTACATAGCGGTTCATATTGGTATCATACACACATCTTGAATTTTCAAAGTTTATTTCTAGTAACTTATTCCCTTTTTCATATACTAAATTGCCTTCTGCTACTAACTCTGCAAGCCATTTAGTAGCAGGATGTAACACACTAGAATGTTGCTTAATTTCTACCATGGTATAGCCTGCATCTTCTAATTTCTGTGCAGTTGATAGTGCATTATATCTATCATAGCCAATCCCCATTACTGTAACTCCATATTTGCTTTCAATTGCCATAATAAAGCGTTCAATTGCGCCATAATCTACAGTACGGTTGCCACATGCAATACAGTAACAAGCGTTAATAAAATCTCTGTATGGTATACGTTCAAGCTTAGATTTTTCATCTATTCTATCTTCTGGAATAAATGCCCTTGCATCTAAATATACCTTCCCCTCATCTTCATCATATGCCACCATTGATACAGCGCAATTATCTGTAGTCATTGCCAAATCCACACCAAGAAATACTTCTCTTCCTTGCCAGTCAATATGATCTACTGCTCCTTTTTGCAAGTCCGCAATATTTACAAAACTTTCACTCCCTGCGCCACTATAAATGATATTGCAATGTTTAGTAATGAAGTTTTCACGCTTACTTTCAATTTCAATTGCCACTTGCCTTTTGGCTTTTAAATCGTCCATGATTTCTGTTACTTCAATGGCCAATGGATTGCTTTGCTCTAATACTTCATCATTGGTTGCCCAACCTTTTGTATCGTCTGGCTCATATAGTAATGCAAATACTTTATCATCATCTACTGCACCATTTAATACACGCTTAGCATAGTCAACTTCATCCTCAAAAGGGTTATTTAAAGTTGGGTATTTAGTTGAGATTATAAAGCCTAGTTTATTTAGTATTGTTAATTGGCCAGAACGCATTGCTTCAATTGCATATGTATTTGGCAATGCTCCTGTTTCATCCACTAGAAATACACTTGGCAATTTTCCGTCAAGGCGCCCTGTTGAATAGTTAAGCGGAATATATCTATTGTCCGTAATGTTGCAATGTATATAATCACGTAACATTTTAAATTTTTCCTTACCATTCATCTTACCTAACATGGCAGGACTGCTACGCAATATTTCTTCTATAGCTGTTTTGATTTCACGTGATAATGAACCGTCTGGCGCTACAGAATAGAACTTAGAAAACTTAGGCTCCATGAAAAATAACAAAATAAAAAGAATAGCAATTATAAATGTCTTGCCATTCTTCCTGCATATCTCAAGTATTGCGTTTTCATATCGTCTTTTGTCTTTATTATTACGTTCAACTGTACATAATATTGCAGTTATGAAGAACCATTGGAACCCTGCCATAGCATCATATACTGTGATATTCGCCTTTAATCCTTTAGGCATTATTAATAATTTTAGTAATTCTCCAATAGTTCGTACCTTATTATCATCAATAATGTACTGTCTATCCTTATTATTTGCAATATTTAAGAACTCTTTAACCTGTAGTTTTACATACTTTGGTGCATTGACATTCCCTTTCGCAACATCCATTGCATACTGATAGGCAGGATGTTTTTTATCCACTCAATACACCCCCTTGCAGCACGTTTAGCAATGGATCTTGTTCCTCTTCTTTTTGATTAGCTACAAGCACTCCAAGCTTTGCCCTAGATTGTGGAGATAGACACAATTCATCACATAATTTTAAATATGTCCTCACCAGCTTCTCTTGTGTTGCTACAAATTCTCTATCAATTGCAAGTGTTGGCCTTTTGGCCACACGCTTATTTGCAGTGTGTAACATATCAATAGCCACACTCGCTTGAATAATCGTTTGTGTATCTAATCTGCTTAATACCTTCGCCTGCCTTAATGCATCAACAATAAAGTGAAATGCTTCTAATTGTGTTTTAGTTAGGTAGCTTGGCGGTTCTATTTCCGCATCATCAATAAATGCATTTTCTACAGCAATACGTTTTTCTTTTTCTGCCTTTGTTAAGTGCTTCTTTGTAGTCCTTGCTGATACAGCTTTTCTCATGTGTCCACCTCCTTTCCTCTGCCTTGCAGCACCCTTGTATAGTCCCTATATAAATAAATATATATTCACGTGCGCACGCATGTCCC